TAATTAAAGAAAATAATATTTTTAAAGAATATTTTGATTATGAATTTAACAGAGAACACTCTCCTTATGCAAATTGCTCTATTAAGTCAACATTGTCATTTCTTTATTCCAGAAACAGAGCACTAAATTTAGTTAGATTATATGAAAATAAAAAGAAATTTAAATATGATGCAGTTATAACTGCCAGATTTGATCTTGGGCAAAGAGATAAATTTGGAAAATGGAAATACTATGTTTCTCAAATGAATTTTGATTTGGAAAATGATATGAATTTTGTATATAGCGCCATGTTTGATCAGTTAAATGCTGGCTATGCAGACCAATGGTTCTATTCTAATTCAGACAACATGCAAACATTGGGAAAAGCATATGAAAAAGCTTTAAATTATTTTCAAATAGACTCATCGTATGAGCAAGTTGTTACGCAGGGTTGGCCCGACTCCGTACAATATGATGGCGGATTTTATGATCCAAATCAATTTACAAATGAAAAATTTAAATCTATAAAAAGCTCGCTTCCGTTGATGAAGTATCCACGTTGGCAATGTATCAATAATCATATATTATATAAATGGTTTTTTATTGACACTGGAATGTATAATAAATCGAGGTTTGTATGAAATTTGATAATTTAGCTTTTGTTTTCTATTCACATTCTAGTTTGAAGTGGATTTGGCCAGCTTTTATTGGTGAAATGGATAAATATTTTCCAATTGAATGCAAGAGGTATTCATTTTTAGACAGTCAATATGAACAACAATTAGTTGAAGTTGAAGGCGAAAGATTTGAACCGGTTGAATATTCTGAATCACACAATTACGCTACAAGATTATTGGAATGTTTACAATATGTGGATGAGGAATTTGTTTTAATTCATCATGAAGATATGATTTTTTATGATTATGTTAATATGGAAATGTTTGATCATTATTTTAAAATAATGGAAAATAATGAACAGTTTGCTTATCTTAAACTCATAAGAGGTGGTGTTTCTAATTCTGAACCAGTTTTATTTAGCGATGGAGTGTATAATCTTCAAGAAAATGAACAATATAGATATGCCGTACAACCTGCTATTTGGAGAAAAAGTATTTTAGTTAAAATTTTAGAAAATTGTCTTAACTCTTCAATTTATGAAATGGAAGATAAGGCTAGTAAATATATGATTGAAAATAAAATTCCTGTTTTATTTGCTTATAATAAAGAAGATATAAAGCGTGGCATGTATCATTGGGATAATATTAAGTATCCGATAATATCAACCGCTCTTAGCAAAGGAAAGTGGCAAGATTCTGAATATGATATAGAAATAGAAAATTTAAAAAGGGAGTATAATTTATTATGAGAATGAAACTAGTGGTTGATGATCGGATTGTAAAAACATTTAATTCACCAGATGGAAAAACAATTAATTTTTATGAATTATGTATGGCGATTGGCGATGTCATAAGCGAAGAATTTCAAGCAAAAATTGATCAAGCTTTTGAAATTGCATTGAATAAAATTTACAAAGAAAAGGGGATGCCCGAGGATGAATTTTATGAAAATGCAATGAAGTATGCATATGATGCATATACAGACCCCCAAAGTCAGGCTTGGAAAAAGAGAATTGAAAAAAATAAAGAAGAAAGATTAAAAGCAATGGCATTTAGAGATCCTTCTCCTAAAATTCCAACAGAAGAAGAACGAAGACGGGAAGAAGAACGATATACTCATTTTTGTTCAAAATGTTCAAAATCTTATGTATATTATGGATATCCAGAAGAGGGACAGCATCTTTGTGATGACGGATATCAAGGCGGTTGGTGATGGATGTAGCAGTTGTAACGGGTGTATCTGGATTTATAGGCTCTCATTTTACAAGAAGGCTTCTTGATCTTGGTTGGATTGTTTATGGCGTTGATCTCAATCAAGAAAATGAAATAGCATTAGAGTTTTCGGAGTGTGAAAACTTTTCTTGGATAGGAAGAGATATATGCGCATTAGAAAAGCTTCCAGATTGTGATTATGTATTTAATTTTGCCGCACAAACACACGTTGCAAATTCTATTGAAAATAGTAAAGAATTTATTAGAACAAATGTTGATGGTGTGAGAAATCTTCTCGATTTAATCAGAAAAAAACCAAACAATGTTGTTAAAAAGCCATTGTTTTTTCATGTCTCAACTGACGAGGTATATGGCGACGGAGAAACTCCGCATAAAGAAACTGATTTGTTAAATCCGTCTAATCCATATAGCGCATCCAAAGCGGGCGGCGACATACTAATTCAGTCTTATAATAGAACCTATGGACTGCAATACGTCATAGTTCGTCCAACAAATAATTATGGAACATATCAGCATCCTGAAAAATTAATACCTTTAACTATAAAATTAGCCTCTTGGGGACAAGAAATTAGATTACATAATCACGGTACACCCAAAAGAACTTGGTTAAATGTTGAAGATACAGTTGATGCAATTTTATGTATTGTAAATTCTGGAGAAAGAGGAATATTCAATATATCTGGAAATTTAGAGCAGACAAATTTGACTACTGTTACAAAAGTTTTGTGGGCAATGAATATTAAAAATGTTGAAGAACGTCTTAATTTAAACTATGAAAGACCCGGACAAGATATGAAATATCTTATAGATGATAGCAGATTAAAATCTTTAGGTTGGAAATGTTATAGAAATTTTGATGATGAAATATCTAAAATTGTTAAATTTTATTTAGAAGATCCAACGAAAAGATTATTTGTAGAGAACTAAAATGATTAAACTTATTGTATTTGACAATGATGGAACTTTGATGACAACGCGTGATATGCATTACGAAGCTCTTAATAAGGCTATAAATGAAGTATATCCATCTGCTGTAATAGGAAGAGAAGAACATCTTAGCACATATGATGGAATGTCAACCTCTAAAAAATTGACTTTATTATCAGAAACAAAAGGGTTGCCATATGATCTGCATCATAAGATCTGGGAATTAAAACAGAAATATACAGAAGATGAAATAAAAAAATATAAAATTGACTATCGAATGAGAGCGGTTCTTGCTCGATTAAAAGATGAAGGATATAAGATTGCAGTTGCTTCAAATTCAATAAGAGATAATTTAAAATTAATGTTGGAATATAAGGGCCTTATTGATTATATAGATTTTTATATGTCAAATCAAGATGTAACCAGAACTAAACCAAATCCCGAAATGTACCTGAGATGCATGATAAAAGAATGTGTTGGTCCAAAAGAAACTCTTATAATTGAGGACTCTCATATCGGGAGAAAGGCCGCACTAGATTCTGGAGCATTTTTGTGCCCGGTAAGAAATCCAGATGAAGTAACTTATGATAGAATTAAGTCATATTTAAATATATATGATAATAAAATAATGCCAAAATGGCAGGGTGGTAGCATGAATATAGTAATTCCAATGGCCGGTAAGGGTTCTAGATTTTCTCAGGCAGGGTATACATTTCCCAAACCATTAATACCGGTTAATAAGATGGACGGAAAGCCAATGATTCAGGTCGTCGTTGAAAATCTAAACGTCGATGCTAAATTTATTTTTATAGTTCAAAAAGAACATTATGAAAAATATCATCTAAAAACTTTATTAAATGCAATTGCTCCTAATTGTGAAATCATCCAAGTTGATGAAGTAACAGAAGGCGCTGCTTGTACGCTACTTTTAGCGGAAAAATATATAAATAATGATTCTCCGCTGTTCATAGCAAACTCAGATCAGTTTGTCGAATGGAATTCGAATGAATTTTTCTATTCAATGAGCGGAGATGGCGTCGATGGCGGCCTTGCTACGTTCAAAGGATACGGAATTAAATGGTCTTATGCTAAATTAAATGAAGATGGTTTTGTTGAACGAGTGGCGGAAAAAGACCCCATCTCAGAACACGCAAGTGTTGGTTTTTATTATGCTAAATCTGGAAAAGAATTTGTTAAATATGCTAAACAGATGATATCAGAAAACACGAGAGTTAATAATGAGTTCTATATATGTCCAATTTTTAATGAATATTTGAAAGATAATAAAAAGATTAAAATATTTCCAGTTAAAAAAATGTTCTCCCTGGGAACGCCCGAAGATTTAACTTATTTTGAAGAATCTTATGGTGAAAAATAATATGAATAAAAAAAATATAGCTATTTTATTTTCTGGACAAAAGCGATTTATAAATGAAGCAACAGATAAGATTTTAAAAAATCTTATAGAGCCGTTATTAAAACTTTACAATGTAGATGTATTTTTTACAGTGTGGGATAGTCCGTTTGGTACAATTTTTCCAGTTTTTAAAAAAGAAAAAAGTTTTCCAATTTTGTTACAAAAAGAAAATGAAGATTATATAAAAAATAAATTACCAATTAAATTATTTAAGCATATTGATGAAAAAAAATGTCCAAATGATTTTTTAAATTTTGAAATAAAGCATCCACATAAACAGAGATATGTTAGACAATTTTATTCTTTATATGAAAATTTTAAAAATGTTATAAAGTATGAACAAGAAAATAATATTGAATACGATATTTTTATTAAATGCAGAACGGATATATTCTTAAATACTGAAATTTCAATTGATCAAATTAAAAAATTAAAAGATGATGAATTACTTGTCCCGGAGGTTGAAGCTCACATGGAAATTCCGTTTGATTCATCTATTTTTTGCAATGATCAAATTTGGATTATAAAAAGAAAAAATGCCAAAAATTTATTTTCAATTTTTGCAAATCTTAATAAAGAAGTTTTATCTGATGAAAATAAAATAATAGATGTTAATGTAGAAAGATTTTTACACGATTATGTTGTAAATTATTTAAAATGTCAAATAAAAACATTTTCATTTATAAATGATTTTATTCCAGATGAAATTAAAAATCAAAAAAATATTGAAATGATTAAATTAAAAAAAATTTCTCCAGAGTTTATAGATGTATTTGCGGAAGGAGGATGTCTTGGGTCTATAAAAATATTAAATAAAGATCTTTTCTTGGTAAAACCCAATTTTCATTTGAATAGATTGTTTGAAATAAAAACTAAAGAATTTTCGTCTATGCAATCTGCTTGTAGTTATTTAATAGAAATAAATAAATATTATTTTAGTGTAATATGAGCCCATTAATTATTGCACATCGCGGTCTTTTGAACGGCCCAAATAAGCAGCTTGAAAATACATTCGAGCAACTTGATGAATGTATTAGATTTAAACATTTATCTGTCGAGGTAGATATTTGGGTTAAAGATGGCGTTTTTTGGGCCGGCCACGATAACCCTACCATTCCTTTTGAAAAAGAATTGGGGCTCTTATTTTATTCCGTAAAAATGTCTCCAGTGTTTGTACATGCTAAAAATTTAGAAGCACTAAATAGAATAATTGAAAAATATGGAAAAACTAAAACTAGTTCAAATTTGTTTGATTTTTTTATGCACGATAAAGATGAAGCTGTTTTAACAAATGATGGATTTATTTGGACATATCCCGGAAAAGAATTATATAAAAATTCTATAGCAGTTTTACCTGAGATTTGCGATAAAGATTATCAAGAAGAGGTTGAGCAATTGTTTTTACAAAATAAAATAGCGGGTGTCTGTACTGATTATCCGCTTAAATGGAAAGAAAAGCTTAAAAACGGAGTTAAAAAATGAAAGTTAAATATACATTATCAGAACAGGCACAGTTATGCGTAATTTCTCTTTTTCAAAAAGGATTAGTTACAATGAAAGATATGTCTGAAATATTGACAAATCTTGAATTTAAATTTGATGGCGATGGTAAATTAGAAGTTTTAAATCCTGAAACTTGTCAGTTAACCGATGAAGATTTAGAAGAAGCAGAATTAATGTTTACCAAACAAGAAAAAGTATTAGCATAATGGCAAAACAACAATACAGTTGCAAAAATTGTGGGATCATTTGGAATATTCACACTCCAAATGATCCTATTCCTTCTTTATGTATAAATCAAGACTGTTTATCTGATAATATTAAAAAACTTTTTCTTTTTACAATTAATTCCGAAGAAGAGGAGCAATTACCTGTCGGAAGTATTGTAAAACAATTTATTGAAGAGAATGAATTGGTTCTCAAGGATTTAAAAAAGGAGAAACTGTAAAATGGAAATTTTAGCATTAGTTTTGTTTATATTATTAATCGTTTTGTCTTTTTGGTTAAGAAATGTTATCTTTAAACTTAAAGAAGTGGCAAGAAAGCGACAGCAAACGATAGGGGTTTTATACAATTATATTGATAAGATAGATGAAATAAATACACATGAAATGTGGTCAGGAGAACCAATGTTCAGAGAATTTAAAGTTCATACCGAAGCATTGATTCGATTCCTTCAAACAGATCATATACATGAGGAAATAAAATTTTTGTATGAAGAATAAATCAAATTTTTATTTTACACAAGAAATAGAGGATGCAATTGTATTATATAGCAATACCGACTCTAAAGATTTAAAAAATGAATTATATAAAAACTTGATAGGAAAAACATTAAAAGAATTAATCGATAATGTCGTTCAAGTTTATCAAGTCGGTTATTTGCCAAATATTTCTTTTTTAAAAGAAGAGTGTCTTTTGTATTTAATAAGTGTGTTAAATAAGTTTGATGCAAGTAGGGGTTCCAAGGCGTTTAATTATTTTACAGTTATAACAAAACATTGGTTCTTTTTTAAATCTAGACAGCATAAAAAACAAAAATTTGAAGAATCAAACATAGATGAAGTTTTTGATTCTGAAAATGTTGAAAATATTTCAACGTTTAATGAATATGATTTATTAAGAGAAAATAGTGAATTTAAAAATGGATTAATAGAAGAAGTTAAAACTTGGAAATCAAAATTTGATAATAAAAAAGTTATAAAAGTTATAGATGCAATTGTTTATGTTTTTGAGAATACTGATCAAATTGATTTCTTAAGCAAAAATGGCATTTATGTCTATTTAAGAGAGATATCGGGACTAGAAACAAAAGAAATATCATCATCAATCAAAAAACTAATTCCGTTATTAAAAATTTATATTAAAAAATGGAACAATGGCGAAGTATGAATTCAAAGATTTTAAAAAAGAAAATTTTAATGAACGTAACCGAGGATAGAGAAAAGGCTACAGAATTTATTAATAATATAAGTAAATTTTTAGATAATACAGTCGGTATAACTGGCGAAGAATATTCTAAAATAATGTTATCTGCATCTAAATTAATGGAAGTTGCTCAAAAATCTAATGAGCAAATAGTTAAAATCTTTGAAACAATGGCTAAGAAAAAACCAATTAAAAAAGATGACGGAATAGATAAAGATATTGAAAAGATTTTACAGCAAAGCAGCGGAGAGGTAGTGGAGAGTTAGGAGAAAAAATGATTGGCCGAAGATTCCAAACTTTTAACAGATAAAGATATTCCATTTGGAACTCTTAATCCAATGCTTTCTCGTCATGGGCCAGGTAAATCATTACTTGATCTAAATTCATACTCTTTTCTTCAATCTTTAAAATCCGTAGTAAAATCTACATATACTCAAGATTCTCTTTCTGCCGTTACAGAATTTAAAGGAATAGTGCTATCTGTTCTTAATCCAGAAGCATTTTCTTTTTTTTCTATTTTAAATAAAGTAGCACTTGGCGACAAATCAAATATTTTAAAAGTTGTTGTTAGGGTGCCGGAAATTCATAGCCACCTTCCGCTTCCACGATCTTTGCCTGACAGGGAAGATTATGAAATTTTAGCATTATATCCTGTATTTGAAGGCACCGATGTTGTTTCGCCTGTGCCCGGTGACGTTGTTAGAGTCACATTTCAGAATATAGCAAATCAGAGCGGTCCTGTATATCTTGGAAAAGTTATTGGAGAAGGTAATATAGGTGGCAATTCTTATTCTGAAAGTGGTGGTTCAAAATCTGCGTATAATGCATCTTCTGTTCCACTTGGTGGCGGAAAAACTGGATTTAATCAAGCTGGAATAGAAGATGTTGGATTTATTGGATACGATCGCCGTGGAACACCAATTAGTCAATTAGTTATTCATGAAAGTATCAGCGCAACAAAGGAGGGTGCCATTAGAACCTTGCTTAATGCGAAGGATAAAAAAACGGGTGAATCACGGCCTCTTTCTGTACATTTTATAGTTGATACAAACGGAAGCGTTTCACAACATTTACCTTTGGAATTGGCAGGAGTACACGCCGACGGAAATGGGACAGATCATAATATAAAATCGATTGGTGTTGAATTTATAAACTTGGTAAATGTTGTTAATTCTTCTAATTATAATAGAACAATAGAAGATGTTCCATGGGTTGCCGGACATAGATATGTGATTCCGCCAGCCAATCAATTAGAATCTTGCTGGCAGTTGGTACAGAGATTATGTAGCGGCGGAAATGGTGTTTTGACTTTACAATTTCCTGCGTGTCAAATTAATGGTAATTCTGCAACTTTTTACTGGGGAAGGTGGGGCGGAAGTCTTAATGCAAATGGTGTAATGGCACATTGTAGATGGGGACATTCTGATGGACTTTATATAGAACATTATTGTCTCGCTAGGTTTCTTGGATTTTCTCCAAGCGAAGCTGCAACTGTGACAAATAATAAAGCACAAGAAACGAGAGAGCGTATTGATACTAATTTTGGACCAAATTTTGGAAAGAAAATAGATTCTAAAAGAACTACCACAATTACAAAAGGTAAGTTAAAATAATGTCTGATAAATTTAAAAAAGTAGAAAATCAAGCAATTAATGGAATTGGTAATTCTATTTTGAATGAAGAAATTCCCAATTACAATAAAGCGGCAAGTGAAAATATTATAGAAGGAAAAAATAATACATCTATAGTGCTCGGGCGGGATAGACCCAGTAATATCTTTTCTGGATATGGTGGTCGTGGTGCTAAAAAGTGTGGTTCAATAGATATAGTAGCAGGAAGAACTTCTGCTGTAATTGTGGAAACTGAAAATGGTGAAAAGGTTTATACAGATCCTAGTATGGAGTATGATGCTTCTAGGATTTTAGTTTCACAGAAAACAGATGTTGATGATAATTTTTATTTACCTGGCGAGAATGTAAAAGGAAAGGCTGCGATAGCTTTTAAATCTGATAATCTAAGATTTATTTCTCGCGAAGGTATTAAGTTTGTTACAAATGTAGACAAATATGATTCAACTGGAAATTTAAAAGTTAAAAAAAGTGGAATAACGTTTATAGCAAATGATGAAAAAGATGTTCAACCAATTCCAAAAGGTGAAAATCTAGAAAATCTAATAAAAGATATTTATGAAAAAATATCTCAACAACAAATTGCTGGAATATTTAAAATTTTAAGTCAAATAGTTGGCGCGTTGATGGTTCACTCTCATCCCGCTTCCCCGGGATATGCTGGGCCATCTCCTGATTTATCAATAATATTAGCAGGCGTAAGCGCAGATCTCGCTCAGATGTTAATTGAGTGTCAGACTCAACAGATAAATACAGAATTTTCAAAATTAAAATATTTATCTCCGGGGAGTAAGGATTACATAAACAGTTTGTATCACAAAATAGATTAATGATAAGTCCATATAAAATAAATCCAAATAACAATAATATTTCTAAAGAAGATAGAAAAACTATTTTTGAAGAATTTAGTAATTTAGTTGATCAAGTTGATGGGGAAAAATGTCTCTCTCAATATGTTGACATTAATTCTATTGGTACATTTCAAGATTTAAAAAATTTTATTGGAAAATTTGATCTTGATTTATTGATACATCTTACTATTGCAAAAGTTTCTGAATTTTCTCCTGCCAATTTTAATGATTTTTTACAATATCTTAATCAAACAAATGTTTTATTATCTTGTTTGTGGCCGCAAATCACGGTAACCCTAGATAACACAAAGACAATAACAAAACCATTTAGATTCGATATTCCATTTGATAAATTACTTTTTGATTTTTTTGCAGAGTTTAGAGCTTTAATCTATAGAGCCGGCGAGAAATTAATCTGTACATTAATTAAAAAATTCTTTTTCAATATATTAAATGTTGTTGACTGCAATTCTGTTAACAAGTGCGTTGTTCCTTGTGATCCGGCTAACAATCCATATAAAAATCTATTTGTTTCTATTGTATTGAAACCGGTTAAAGATCTAGATTATTGGCTTGAAGCCAAAATAAAAAAACATAGATTAAGCGAACAAGAGTTAATTGGAGATGTTTTCTCTCCAACACCAGTTCAAAGTCGCGGTAAGATAGAAGTTACAAGAGAAGAACTTAAAAAAGCCCTTAATGATGCTTTTAAGAATATGACACCATCAATGATTCAGTGTCTTATTTCAGGATTTAAAAATACTGAAATTGTTAAGTTTGTAAACGATATTTTTAAGGCAACATCTTCAACTGCAACAGATCAAACATTTGGTTCTAAAACTGAAAATGTTATAAGTGATATACTTGATGACATTCCCGATTTCATTGACGTTATTCCTGCTCAATATGATCTTATTCCAGTTGATGCTTGTGGCGTGGTATCTATAGAAGATGTAACTCGTTCTCAACTCATAAGACAAGGATATACAGAAGAGCAAGCAAATAATATAATAGACCAAACAATAATAGATGGAAGAGAATCTCTACAAACAATTGTTGATTTTATCAAGGAAAATCCATTTAATTTTGATCAAAGTGATCCTGTTTTTTCAAACAATTCTATCATAGTTTCTTCCATTGTCAATAAGAGTTTAGACAATATTTTTAATGGAATTGATATTACTAGAATTTCTTCAAATGTAGTATATAGAAATATATTGCTGAACCCGATTGGCGAGTTAATAATTGCTTACTATGATCAATTTAAGGAAAATATAGATGTATCTAATATTCCACAACAAATTTTAGATTATTTTTCTAAACAAATAAAACCAATAGATTTATTATATTACTCTGACCCGTCATTTTTTTCTTCTAATTCTAATGAAAATTTTTATACAAAATATGGATCAAATTTTAGTACGGATAATTTTACTATAAAATATAATACAAATGGAAATATAGATGTTTTTTCTGGAATTGATAAGATTTTTTCAATTGAGAAAGATAATTTAACAGATATCGAATTAAGCAAACAGATACATATAAATTATGATAATAATATTTTACAATATTTGCAAATAACTGATAGAAATGATATTTCTAAGATAATACAGCAAAATAATGATCAGTTACTCAAGAATTATTTTAATTTAGATGTTGAAAAAATTTCTAATCAAATTTTTAATAACATTAATTTATTTTTAGAACAAAATTTAGAAGATAAATTTTATATGGAACAATATCACAATGAGCAATTGAATATTTTAAATAAAACTAAATTTTCTAATTTTGATTATTTTAATATTGACTCTGTTAAAAATAGAATAAGAGAAAAAATAAATGTCTAATTTATTATTATCATATAGACAAGAAGTCGTAAAAGAACTTTCTATTATATATATAAAATCTTGTTTAATACAGGAATATATCTCTATTTTTCCAGTTTTTTGTGAAGTTGAGTTAAATAAGGATTTATTTTTTGATTATTTTAAAATGATTTTTAATACAAAACCTAATGATAAAAGTTATAATCAATTATTATTAGATGTTTCTAAGTTATCGCAAACAGATATAGACTCCTATCTTCAAACATCTATATTAGAGCTTTTTAATGTTTTAAAGTTTGATAATCAAATATCTTTTTTGGAATCTTTTCCTAATAGTTTTGAGAAATATAAAAGCGAAGAGTGGATTGAAGATCTTAGTTTAAACAATGAGAAATATAAACAAAATAATTTATATCTTGAATACTATTTTAGATTAAATGAGCATCCTGATTCTACTTTTAATCCCATTAATCTATCTTTAAAATATAAAAAAGTTGTTAATTCTGATATATTAAAGTTTTTATTAACAACATTTTATTCGCAATTAACAGATGAACAATTTTTCAATGTTTATTCTGATATTTCAATTGGCGTTCGCCTAATGAACAATCCAATTGTTCCTGGAAATAAATCTATTTTATTTCAAAATTTAAAAAATATAAATAAAACAAAAGAAGAAAAAATAAATGCAATTTCTGGAAAATTGACTGATTCTGATAATATTAGTTATTATTTTCCACTTGAAATATGTAAAAGAGAATATAGCTTGTTTACCGGATATGATAATTCTTTTGTTCCAATTTCTAGAACAAAATCAAGTGTTTTACAATTTATAGACAATAATTTTTCTGATATTAAAAATTCAAAATCTCTTTCTGGAATCACAAAAAAACTTTGGAACAATGAAGATTTTAAAAAATTGTTTCTTTATCATATTCCAGTACAGATGTTTGAGGTTTTTCTGCCTAAAAATCAATTAAAAATAAATACTTTACTGGATAAGGTGTTTAAAAGCAATTTATCTTATAATAATTTGTATCAACAAATAATTAAGTTGATTGAAAAAGTTTTAAGCACGGAGGATCCGACTAAAGTATGAACCCAGGAATAAACATAGTAACACCATTTGTATATGACACATCGGATGGTCCATATAAAACTACAAAAAATTCTATAGAAGCTGTCAAACAGAATTTAAAAGTGTTATTTCTTACAAATCCTGGTGAAAGAATTATGAATTTGAAATATGGAATAGGAATAAAGAGATTTTTATTTGAAAATATTTCACAAAGTTTATTGCAAAAAATTCATGAAAATATATATGATCAAATATCAAGATTCATGCCCTATGTTAAGATATTAAAATTAGAAACTGATTTTGAAAGAATGGAAAATGCTGTTAAAATTTCTTTAAGTTTTTCTGTTGATGGACTAATGAAATTGATACAACTTGATTTTATTGCAGGAAAATAAAAAATGTCAAATGGAAAAATAATAAATTTTACCAACAGAGACTTTGAATCTTTACAAAAATCTGCATATGAATTTATAAAACAATACTATCCAGATACATTTAAAGATTTTAGCCAAAACTCTGTTGGGGCTATGATTGTAGATTTAATGTGCTATATCGGAGATAACCTTTCTTTCTATCTAGACTTTCAGGCAAATGAAATGTTTCTAGATACTGCCCAGCAATTTGAAAATATTCTTAAATTAGCGAGAGAAAAAGGATATAGAGATACCGGGAAACCATCTTCGTCTGGTGCAATTGATGTTTATATCATAGTTCCAGCAAGTCAATACGGAGAACCAAATACAAATTATCTACCAATTTTACAGAAGAATTCGATTGTATCAGCTCAGCAAACGGGAGCATCTTTTTTAGTAGCAGAAGATATTGATTTTTCTGCAGATGATGCTAAGTTTGTTGTAGCTTCTGTTGATTCAAATGGTGTTCCCGCCACATTTGCGGTTAAAAAAAGCGGAACAGTTGTTTCTGGCGCTCTTTTTTCTCAGAAAGATGTTATTACTACTTTTGATAATTTTCTTAAAATAAGAATTAATAATCAATTAATGTCTGAAATAGTTTCTGTTATTGATTCTAATGGAAATGAATATTATCAGGTTGATTATCTAAGTCAGAATGTTGTTTATAAATTTATAAAGAATACAAATTCTGATTCAAACTTAGTTCCATATAAATTAGTAAGATTTTATACCCCAAGAAGATTTGTTGTAGAACAAATTGATGGATTTTATTACATGGTATTTGGTAATGGTTCTACTGACGCCATAACAGATCCAAGAATGTCTGTTTTAAATTTTAATGCTAGAAAATATGTTTCTGATAGACTTATTGACCCAACTAATATAATTCAAAGTGATAAATTTGGAATTGCTCCAAATAACACAACGCTTACTACGATATATAGAGCAAATAATTCTTCAAAAATGGGTGTAGCGGCTGGTTTTCTTAATAAAGTTTTAAATCCTAGTTTTAAATTTTCACAATTTGCTACAGAAAGATCGATTATCAATTCTGTTGCCAGTTCGATTGAGATTGAAAATCCAGAACCAATTTCAAATGTTAATCAGGCTATTACAGCAGAAGAATTGAGAAGAAGAGCATTTGATGCATATTCTGCTCAATATAGAGCCGTAACCAAAGAGGATTATATAAATGCATGTTATAGTTTAGAGCCTAAATTAGGTTCAATAAAACGAGCTAATATCTTTCAAGATACTAATTCTTTTAAGAGGAATTTAAATTTGTATGTTGTCGGAGAAGATTCATCGGGCAATTTAATAACTTGCCCACAAACTCTTAAAAATAATTTAAAAACTTCGCTTTTAATGCAGAAAATGATAAATGATACAATTGATATATTGGATACTAAAATTATAAATCTAGGTATAGAATTTACATGTGATACTAATGAAAAAAATAAAGAATTAGTTCTTGAAAAATGTATAAATGCTTTGATAGAAAAATTTAATGAAAAAATGGATATAGGACAATCATTTCCAATTAATGAAGTTTATAAAACACTTAATTTAATTCCAGAAGTTATAGATACAAAGAGAGTTAAAATATTTCTTCAAAATGGAACTGGATATAATTCTAGTAACTTCGATATTTATGCAAATTTATCGGCAGATGGTTCGTATATTTATTGTCCGCAAGATTGTATTTTTGAAATTAAAAACCCAATAGTTGACATTAAAGGAACAATAGTTTAATGCTTAAAAAATTCTATGCAACAAAAGATGCACAAATAACTAATGCTAGAAGAGTTAGTTTATTTTCGAGTGGTTCCCTGTCTAACATGGGGCTCGCCGATACTGGGGAAATTTTTTCTATATGGAATCAGTCTGGGTTTAATACGGGAACAGAATCAAATGATGTTTCTAGAATTTTAATAAATTTTGATATTGATTCCATTCTTTCTGATGCAGAAATCCCAACAGGGACTTCAAAATTTTATCTAAGAATGTTCAATGTCGCACACGATAAAACGTTGCCAACGGCGTCAAGGTTAGTCGTTTATCCGATGACGGTTTCGTGGGATGAGGGATATGGTCTTGATATGGAAAATTATCAAGATCTTGGTGCTGTTAATTGGCTTTCGTCTAGTCAGGACAATTCTTGGGGAACTCCTGGCGGTGATTATAATATAAATTATGAATATGGGCAAACTTTTGAAAAAGGGACGGAAGATCTTGAGATAGATCTTACAAATTTAATGAGCGTTTATCGATCTGGAACATTAGCCAACAAAGGGCTTATGCTTAGGCTTACTGGGTCTCAAGAATTTCAGTCAAGAACTTTATATACTAAAAGATTTTCGCTAAGGGGAACCGAGTTTTTTTATTCTCGTCCTTGTTTAGAGGCTAGATGGAATGATGCTTATTTTGACGATAGAAATAATTCATATTTAAGTTCAAATCTTGCTTCTGTAGATGATAATCTAAATACAATTTATCTTTATAACAGAATTCGCGGAAGATTGGTTAATATTCCAAATATTGAATTTGACTCTGTTTATGTATCATTTAATTCAAGTTCTGCAACTGGAACAAGTGATCCTGTAGCATATACAACGGCTACATGGTTTATGACCGGAGTGTATGCTGCTCAGTTTTCTAGTTCATATACCGGAACTTTAACTGATGTGTGGCACGATAATGCTGGAACAATTTTCTATACATCATCTATTAATCTTAAATCATTTTTAGATGATTATTATGATGATAATGATGAGTTTGTATTATCTATGCCAAATCTAAAAAGTTTTTACAACACAGATGATAAACCTAGATTAGATTTATTTATCAGAAAGAGAAATTGGAAATCAAATATTTATACAGTAGCTTCTAGTGTTCAAGAAAATGAATATATTAAAAAAGCATATTACAGAATTGAGCGAGCAATGGATAAGAAAGAAATTGTTCCATTTGGAACGGGCTCTGTTGAATATACAAAATTATCATATGATTCTAACGGTAATTTTTTTATATTACCTATGAATATTTTTGAACCAAATTATCAATATGAAATATCTTATATTTTTGATATAGATGGAAAGAAAACATTGCAAAAAGAAAGATTTAAATTTAGAGTGGATCAATAAAAATGAGTTTAAGAAATCTATTTGACAAGAATGATGGAATTGGAAAGATTGTTTCTAATAAATCTTTATCAGATTTAACATCTACACATGGATTAGAAAGTGTGGGTGTTATATCTGCATCTTTTAAGAAATATGATCAACTTTTGCCAAATATAGATTTCTCTGATCCAGTAAATTTTGTTAAATACGGCTCTGCCGAAAAGTATTATGATAATGCAGTAAGAAAAATTGCGACTACATTTCCGTATGATGGTTCAAAAAAACAGAAGTTAGAGTGGAGAAATAATGCTTCTTATTTAGATCTTTATCTTTTTGATAATGAATATCCTCGTCATACTGGAAGTATTACTATTGGAACTAATTTTGGAACTGCATCTGTCACTAATCATTCAATATATTCAACACCAGCAAGAGTCGAATATATAAAAGTCGGTTCTGGCCTTCAAACTGGTTCAATTTATAATAATTTAAATAGAAAATCTGCATTTTCATTTAATAGTGAAGATGGATTTTGTGTTGAATTTTATCTTAAACAAGATCAGTGGAGTGCGGATTTAGCAACTGCATCATGTCAGTGTATTTTTGATATGAATGCAAGATATTCCGATCTTACATCAACAAGCTGGGGAGGAGTTTCTCCATGTTTTAATTTTTTTATTACTACAACGGGAACATCTTTTGTTGTTAATTATTCTATTCCCGGCACCTATGGTGCTATTACCTATGCAAATGCATTTCAATTTGGTGAATGGAATAGATTTTCCGTCAACGTTTTTTCAGGAGGAGCTATTCAGACCTGGAAAAATGGAAATATGTTGCAATATTCGATAGATGACGATCATTTTACATCGTGGCCTGAATTTCCCGTGGACATTGTCCTTAGTGGAAATATTGGAGCATTTTCGGAGAATCAGAATAGCGAATTTTATTCGCATGGTGTAAGAAATGGATACAATAAATTCTCCGGTTCATTGGATGATTTTAGATTTTGGAGAAGTTCAAGAACAGATAAAGAAATTATTTTAAATTGGTTTTGTGATGTTGATGGCGGGTTTGACGACGATGAGCAGTTAAACCCCGACATGGGATTTTATTATAAATTTAACGAAAGCACTGTTGGAACCGCTTCTTACGACGCAAGAGTCCTGGATTATTCAGGAAGAGGGAATCATGGAACATGGATTGGATATCAATCTGGTTCTAGAATTGATTTCTCTCCAATGACAAATGAATTTAGAGATCCAATTTTACATTTATCATGCTCAAGAGTTTATTCATTTTGGCAAGATAAAATTTTACAAGGAAGAGAGCACGATTTAAACAATAATGGTTGTATAGTAAATCAGCTTCCTGGGTTTTTAAATGATGAAGATGAAAATAACCATTTCGGCAATCTTACTCAAATTATAGCATCAATGTTTGATAGGTTATGGTTGCAAATAAATTCACTTACGTCTATTAAAGATACTGGATATTTTAATTCTGGCTCATTCTCTTCTGATATATTATTAAAACTTCTAAATTCTAATGGGTTATCAATTTCTAATATTTTAGATGATTATACGTTAAGAGAAATTATACAGCAGAAATCAGATGGATTTGCTTTTGAAAATTCTATAGAAAAAATAAAACAAACAATATATAAAAATATATACAATAATTTAATTTATATTTTCAAATCAAAAGGAACGGAGAAAGCTATAAAATCTATTTTTAGAACATTTGGAGTTGACGATGATGTTCTAAAGATAAAATCTTATGCAAAAAGTGGCGAATTAGAGATTGATGGAGCAAAGCGTATTGATTCTATTAGAAGAAAAAATCTTCTTGATCTATCTGGAAGAACTGATGGAAACAATATGGTGCGCAATGTATTTAATCAATACATTCCAGGTGAAGAATCTTCTGTATCATATTTTACATCTGGTGTCGAGACTCATTTAAATAGAACAATAGAGACTACTATTGTTTTCCCAAGAAAATTTAATATATATGATCCAAACAATATAGAACTTCCAGCCACAAATTTATCAGCTTCTTTATTTGGAGTTGAACAAATAGATGATGCAATTGGAGAAACTGACACAGATTGTACATTTGCTAATAACAATTATTCTCTTAATATGTATTGTGTTCAAAAATCCAAAGAAAGTAGAGATGCCAAATTCGTTGCAAAATATTCTGTAAATAAAATTGTTCAATTTTATACAGAAACAGATTGGTACGAAGATGTATATAATGATTCTAAGTGGACTCTTGGATTAAGATATTCTCACAGTGGAACCAATCCCTATGAAAATATAGAGGTTGAAACTGGGGCATATCTAACATCAACTCTCAACTTTTTTGGTATAAATGAAATAGCAGGAAATATAATTCATACATTTTCTTGGAGCAGAGATATAAATAAAACAGCGACTGATAAATTGTTCATGAACAAATCAAAACTATTTGTTGGCGCAGAAAGAACAAATATAACAGGAACATTACAGTATCCAACTCAAGCAAAATTTGCTTATATGAGAATGTGGCAAGATTATTTGAATGATCAAGATATAATAAACCACGCTTTTGATGCTCATAATTTCGGTATTCACAGTAATTCATTAAATTATGCAAGTCCCCAATCTTCTTGGGATGCTAGTACATTTTACTCTTTTATACCAAAGAATGAAGCATTAATGCTGAATTGGGATTTTGAAAATGATTACACTCCAGACTCAAACGGCATTTTTACTGTTTCATCCTTTAGAGGAAAATCAATCTTTTCTGGGATAGTAACACCAGTTATACAACCACTGGGAGCAAGTTATTCAGCAATTGGTTACGGATTCAATTCTGGTTCAGTAGTAATTGATAAAAATTATATAATTGAACAGAAAAATAAAATCCCAACAGATTTTTATTCAAATGATTCTATTCTTTTCCAAAATGATTCTGATTTATTCTTTGGAAGAAGAATTATTCCTATTGAATATTTCTATACAATAGAAAATAGCATTTATAATGTAATATCTGAAGATATTTTAAACATGTTTTCATCAATTGACGAGTTTAATAATTTGTTTGGCAATCCAGTCGAGAGATATAGAGTAGATAATAAATTAATGACAATGATGAGAAGAATTTTCTTCTCAAAAATTCAAAACCCAAGAATAGATATTGAAAAGTACATCTCATATTATCGTTGGCTTGATGATGCTATATCTCAAATAGTTTCTAATGTTATTCCGGTTTCTGCGAATGCGGATATGAAAATTAGAAATGTAATTGAATCTCATGTTTTAGAAAGAAATAAATTATTATATAATTCATTGAACTTTTCTTCTAGAAATATGACTGCATCAATTATTGGAACTGTTAAAAATAATACATTATTATCTTCATTTTCTCCAAGAACTATATATAATCAATATAGATACTATTTGAATTCTGATGGTGATGTTTCCAGTGTTGCCATACCTGATACAGTTTTTGATTCTATATTTCCATCTACATCAAAACCGAGAACTACAATACTGGGATGGATAAGAACTTCTGCAAATGGTGCAATATTTGACTCTACTGCCGATCTCAATCCCCGTATAGAAATGAAAACACAACAAACGGTGGCCAATGGCGATACTCTTTATGCCGAAGTTAGAAATGGCGGCGTTGGAAATGTGAATCTTATTAATCCAACAAAATTTACAGTTGGGCAATGGAATTTTTTTGCATTTGTCGCAGACGCTACGAAATTTTATTCTTATGTTAATTTCCACTCGACAACCGGAACACTACCAGCTACGCCATACGCAGCCGAACAGAATTTTTATTTATTTAATAATTATATACAGACTGTTCCGCTAGCAGGTGACCTATACTCAATTGCCGTTTTTAATACAAATTTATCAGATTTAAATATATATAATATATATAATGGAGGGATGGAATATGATATGAGTGGTATAAGTGGAATTAAACAATGGTGGAGACCATCTGACTCTGACCTGGATCGAGCTTCAATTGATAATCTCGCTCAACCTGGTACAAATAGATTAGAATTATTTGGAGGGGTTACTGTTAAGCGAGAATTAGTTGGACAGTATGTTCTTTAAAAAAATAAAATGTTAAATTTACAACCTACAGAATCGATTATTAGAATAATTGGTGATTATCAAACGCCATATTCTGTTACAATTTCAAACGCAATTAGAGTTGAAAATGTTAAACAGACTGGTAGTGTTTTTTATGGACATCAAGAAAAAATATTAACAAAAACAGTCGGAAATTATCAAAACTCTTATGAAGTTTTTCAATCAACTGGCAGATTTTATAATAATCTTGGAATAAGAGATTTACCGCTTTCTTCTACTCTTAATCCAATTATTGTCTTAACATCTACAGCAATTTATACGATGCCTTCTAGAAATAAAAACAAGAATGTATTTGTAGTAAAGTTCTCTGCTCCTGGCGACAAAAATTCTCTTAGAAATGGCGGCACAGATCTTTTTGGTCTAGAATTCTCTCCTTATAATGTAACAAATTGGAGAAATTTATCAAGTAAAAAACAGCTTAATACAGATTATCAAACAGTATTTTCTGATTCACAAACTTCAACATATACAGAACATAAAATAAATCCAAACAAAAGATATATTACTATGAATGGTGTATCATACACGACCAAGAGTGATAATGGGTTTGTGCAACATCAAATACCATTTCACATGGACCAAGTTTCATGGATTTCTTCTTCTTTGAAAAAGGCATATAATCCATGGCAGACTGCATCTCTCGTTTGGCAATATTCTCAATTTAATCTTCAAACTGGGTCGGAATATTATTATACAGAAACACTTACCGCACTTGATTCTGCGGGCTCTAATTCGAGAGTTACATCGCCTTTCTCAGGGTCAGAATTAACATATTCTTTCAGTAGCGATTATGCCACTATTTACGGTTTTAATCCATGGATTCAAATAAGATCTTCTCAAAATTGGAAATCTAGATTGCTGAAAAACAATTCATATATAGTTATTGATAAAGATGAAGATTCTGATAATATATTTACAATAACTTCTTCGAGGTAACTTAATGACATTCACGGCGACACACACAAGCGGAACTAATATTATAATCAATACAGCATCTTTGAATACTTATTTATTTAAAGAACCCAATGTTAATTTTAATGTTGAAAAATTAATAAAAACTATTAAATTATCAGATGGAAAAACATTAGAAGTAAGTGAAGATCTTTTTGAAAATGGATTTGCAAACAAGGAATTAAATGACTTTTTTGGAATCAAAAAATTAAAATCTAAAGAATCATTGAATTTTTTAGATAAAAATGGTGGAATTGAAATGACTACTACAAAAAAAATACAAATATTTCCTAAAAAAAATATTTCTGCATTATTATCAACGAGATTTCGTGATAAATTCATTTTTCCATGGAAAGATTTGTTGGATCATAGAATTGAACCAGCAAGTTCAACTGTCACACCTGCTGTTCCAGGTTATACAACTCCAGATTTAAGAAAATATGGACTGGGATATGGTTATTGGCCAGGTACGCCGGCAGGAGGTCCGTTATTAGAGCCTGCTTATTATACAACCGGATCTTTGTGGCCGCTTGATTCTGGATATGTTTCCGATGATTATTTGGGAAACAAAACAGTAGTTGGCGAACTCTTGATCGGTCAAGCTGTTGAATCTAGAAATAGCAGTACAGATGGAAGTGATTATGGAAACCAAATAACATCATCTCTTCTTAATTACTGTCCAATTGCTTGGTATATAGACGAAACGGATTCGTGGGGTGGCGCCCCAGAAGCTCTTACGTCAATTTTGCCATACACGGCTCATTTAGGGAATCCGAAGGGTAGAACTCCGTTTGCCAATGATGAAACTAAGTTTATTAAAAATTTAAAAAAATATATAAATTACTCTTTGATTCCAGAATATAATATTTCATCTTTAATAAATTCTTCAACATTTTCTAATTTAAAGTCGTTACTGAAAACAAGTTCTTTTGAATTTTTAGCAACTGGTTCTATTAATGTATTAGACAAGTCTGATACGTTTTTTATTTCTAAAAATTTTAATTTAAATATCTCATCTATAATTTTAACGAGGCCATATGCGGAATTTTATCCAGCAAACATGTCTCTCAAATGTGTTTCCGTATTGTCGAAGACGGTAACATCTATTAACGAATTAAATAGCGCAACGTTGGATTATTATGGGTATCGTCAGACATCGGTTCCAAAAATTGTTAAATTTTTAAGCACTTTTTATTCACCAGGGTCTCTGTATAACTCTATCAAAGCTGGATTACCAGTTGGCACGAGAGGTCATCCTACTGGTTCTAGTTTTGAAGATTTATTTGATCCAATTGGGTATTTGAAAAATACAGTTATTCAAATTGATACAGGAAGTGTTAATCCTATTAGTTCTTTTTCTCAGATACAGTCGGAAGAATATAAAAATATAATTAAAAACTTTTTAACAGAAGAAAAGAATATTTTTTGTAAAAATAATAATTTAAATTATTTTTCATCAATTGATGAAAATAATTTTAAAGTTTTTACAGCTAATAAATCTTATGTTTTAGAGTTAAATATTTCTCTTGGAAGAGTTGATGTTAATACGTCAACCGGAATGATAAATGGTGCAAACTATTTTGGATCTTACGTTTGGGGAGGGAAAAAATATTTAAGTTCAACCAATAATCCGCCATGGCACTCTTTTGAACACACTGTTTGTACACAGTGGGGCGCGTCTTTGCAACCTGCATTTGAAACCACAAAAGCTCCATCATTTATGCGAATTATTTTTACACCCACAGAAACTAGGAAATATACTATTGATGAAATTTTAGCTCAAATTAGTGTACAACATTTATATAATACTGCATCTTTGTGTTTTACAGATCAACTATCAATAACATCTTCGTTTAATTTATTCGAGAAAGAAACTAAAAATTTCAACACTGTTTGGTCTATGAAATCTAAATGGGAATTTCCATTTTTATGTACATTCTCTCATTCATATAATAGCAGAATTTTTCCGACAAATGGTGGATTACCTGCCGGCGGATTATGGCATGAATTTTGTAAACTTCCGGAACAAGATCAGGGACTATTTTTAACTATAAGAGATGTTACAAATTCTGGATCTTTGGCTGATCAAATCGGAATGAAAGTTCCCGATACAAAGCGGGTTGGCGAAGTTAATTTTTCAAAAACAATTTCTGAATTATTATGTATAGTCCCGATAAGAAAAACGGGGCCATCTTTTATAGAAATATCTAAAGAAAACAAGTTTGTTAAACAAAATGAAGAATATATGCAAAAGTATATTCTTCCTTATAAATTGGATCATTTAGATAATGGACAAAATCCTATTTTATTTTTTGCATTACCAATTGTTGATCAGTGGTCGCAAGAGGATTTATCATATATTTGGCAAAATTTACTTCCAGACAACGGAGTGTCGTTCAAGGAGGTAAATAATGTTATCAAAGTTGATGATCCCGAAGTTATTTCTTTGCTGAAAAATAAAGAAATATATTTCAAGATATTTAAGTGTAAGGAGCGGGCTTCGACAAATCCACATGGAACTGTCGGATACAACTGGCCTTGGGATATGTTTTCATTACTGGAATTAGCTCGGATTGATTTAGTTCAGGAAATTTAAGCTTTTCTTCTTTTTAAGACCAATTATACACCAACAATAGGACAAAATTTAATCATGGAATTTTTCAACAGAATCGAAGATGTAATAGAGTTTAAGTTAACTCAATATGGAAAGAAAAAATTCACAGAAGGATTGTTTTCTCCAAAATATTATGCATTTTCTGATTCTGATATTCTTTATGATTCAAGATATGCTGGTTTTACTGGTACACAAAATGAGCCATTTGATGAGGCAACTGGATCTATCCGTCCACGCCATGCTACATCTTTTTCTACAATATTAGATAATGATAAAATATTTAAGAACAGGGTCATGGCTCCGTGTGTACTTGGGACGTCTGAATGGGGCTCTGATAAATTTCCTGCATTAGATATAAAGCTGTATAATGGTAATTTCACGGGAACGTCTTACTTTATTACGTCATCTGCTTATTTAGATGGAAGAATCCCTGTTGTAAATGTTAATGTAGATTGTTTATTCAATATGGCATCTAAAGATTTTGATAGTCACAAATATATATTATTAGAAATAAATGAAATAAATGGTTTATTTGAAAAAGAAAATTTTGAATTTGAAATATTAAAAGTTAAAAATTCTACACAAAATAACTTCATTAATGCTAATTTAAATTTTGAGATTCCATTGGAATTTGATAATAGCAACATTTCTTCTAATAATTTTAGCGGCTCATTTGACTCTCAATATTTTGAAGATGAAGAATTAACTTCTGATATGGTAAATTATTGGTTTGAAATATATATTGATGAACAAATACCTGAAATTTTAGAGTTTGATAATAGTAATGCTAATATTTATCTAGATCCTCGGAACAATGTTACGGCAAACTGCTAATGAAGATACAAACACCAAAAATATTAGAAAATTTAAATTTTCTTCCAAAAGTAACGAATATTACTTTAGATTGTACAAATAAAGAAAGTATTTCTATTCAATCAAATTTTCAATTAAATGTTAAATATTCTGATAAAAAATTTGCTTGGTTTTTAGATCCCAAGGTTGTTAAATTATTAAATTTAGTTATAACATTTTCATTTAATGAACAACTAACTAACAAACTTTCTAACGATTCAAAGTCATTTTTATACACAGGAATTCCATCTAATTTATTTGATAAAAACGATTATATACAGATAGAAGATAAATTTAGTAATTTAAATTCAGATACGGCGAGAACCGTTGACACAAGTGGACAAATCCTTCTTTCAACTTCTTTTCAAAAACTTATTAAGTTAACAACAAAACCTTCTCATTTAACTGTTTTCACCGCTATACACATCGATAATAATACAATCGCAGATTCGTTTGGCGTTAATTTGAATTCATTTAAAACGGTTGGGACATTTTCTAGCGAATCTTTCATTATTAATGACAAGTATGTTTCAGGGAAGGTCAATGATTTAACTATCTTAAGAGAGAAAGAGAAGTTTCAATTTAATTCTCAAGAATTTTTTAAATTTCTACAAAATTCTTCTTTGGTACAAAAAATTATTAAAAAAAATCCAGGAGAGGTAAGCTTTTCTCCGTTATATCATTCTATTAATGATGAGCAACAAGTCAGTTGTGTATTTTTTATTAATCTTGAAAAACTTTTTCAATTTAAAAGTAAATTCCCAACCTTTTTTCAAAACGAACAATTTAGTCAAAACTTTTTTTCTTTAGAATCAAATTATTCTCCGTTTCATATTAAACTTGTTAGATATAACAATTCTAAAAAATATGATGTTTTGTATGATGGAAATTTTTCTAAATTTATAACAAATGAAGATGTTAAAATAACGAACATTGATCTTGGTGATAAAAAAATGTTTTGTTTATCATTTTTAGATAAAACATCTCAAAAATTAAACACTGATTACCAATACGAAATAGAGCTGTCATTTATTGATGAAACTGTTAATTTTCTTTCTGATATAGGAATTGTTACAGATTTTGAAATTAAAAATATACAGCAAATAATAAACATAGCAAAATATAAAAATTATTATCAAATTTCAACAAACTCTTTTTCTATAGAGTTTGAAAAAGAGTTGGGTCGAAATAATTTATCTATAAAAGATTGTATAATAAATACTGCAAAAATTTTATCTCAATTTAAAGAGTTTGACGAGAAAACTATAAATTCAATAATAACATTGTCAAAATCAAAATATTTTAATTTTGATATTTTAGATAGTATTTTTGACATTCTTATATTCGTTAGATCGCAGATAGGAGAAATTCAAAAGAGAACTTTATTATCTAATTCAAATACTATAATAGTTTCAAATAAATTTTTACAAACCGTTAGTTTACAACAGACAAACGTTTCTAAAATAAAACTTTTCCCAACAGATAATATCTTCTCTCTTTCGTCAATTTCATCTCAAAACTTTAAACAGCGAGTTGAAAGTGAAATTTTAAAATATTATAACGTTAATGATATCATTCATTCATCTAAAAACACTTTAATGACCGCTCATTCTCTGCGCGGAAAATATATTGATATTATACAGGATTCCGTTACGGTTAACGCGATAGATTTTCAAAAATACAATAATTTTCTTATAGATTTTTATTATGAAAAAATGTTTAATGGGGAATTCAAATCTGTTTCAAATATTGATAAACTGAAGATTATTTTAGAGGGAAATGGACTTGATTTAACAGACATTACAGCAAGCAATGATGTTGAGTTTGAAAATTTATTACTTGAAATTTTTTTGAGATGTATAGTGATTAAAGATTTTAAACAATTTGATTATAAAAATGTTGATCCGAAATCGCTACAAACAAAGGTTAGTTTGATTTCTGAAGAAAAAGTTCCGATTGGAATAAGATCTTTAATGAACTCTTTGTCAAATAAATCATCATTACCAAGAAATGATGAGGCAGTTACTAGAGACGCTTTGTCTGATGTTAAAAAGGTTTTCGGTATGTATATGAATTTTAAAAATGTTTTTAAAATTCAATATTTTGATACGGAAGAGTTTTCTTGGAAAGATTTTGATTCAAACAATTTCGTTAACAATAAAAATTTTATTTGTAGATATATTCAATATTTTGATGAAATCGCAGACGTCAACTCAAATGATAAATTGCAGTTTCAAAATGTAGATGAAATATTTGTTTTCATAAACGATAAAGTTGCAGAATCTGTTGATAAAAATTCCATATTGAACTTGGTTCCCGATGCGGAAAGTATATATGCAATTTATCCATTTGGGTCTAGGGTTTATGGAAATTATTCTGATCTAAGTGATTATGATTTTATCTTGTTGTACAACAAAACACCAGCGACAGAGCAGTTGATTAGAGATAAATATACTTTTAATATGACAACTCCGGCCCAATTCCAATTTGATTTGCAGGAACATATTCCATATGCATTGGAATGTTTCTTTTTAGATCCAACAAGTGTAATAGTAAGTCCAAACAAGCCTTTTAATTTTAATTTAAATTTTACAAAATTAGAAGAATCTTTTATTCCAAAAATGGACAAAGAATTTGCTCTTTTTAAGCAAAGATTTAATACATCTGATTTTGTTAGAGGGAAAAAATCTTTGTTTCATTCAATGCGAGTCGGATTATTTGGGTTGCAAATATTGAAATATGGAAAAATCCAAGATTATTCAGAAGCTAATTTTCTTTGGGAAAGTATTTCTTCATATAGTTCCAGTGATTTTGTTTTTTACGAAAACAAGTTTTTACCCATTTTTAATAAAATCAAAAATGATTTTCTTTCCAGGAAAGAAGACTTTTCTGTTTTAGAAATATACAAGATGCTTAATTAAGTAATGAAGATAACAAGATACATATTCTCAGATCATTATAAAAAATCTTCTGATAGATTTAGAAATATATTTGGATTATATTTTGATTTTAAAAATAATCAATTTACAAATCGTTCTAACCCTATTGAGCCACATTTCGTTGGTAGCGAAATTGAATTTTCAAATAAAGAAGTTTTAAACGAACAGACTGGGCTGATAAAAGAAAGAGTTGTTCTAAGGCTCAGAAATACAGAAGAAAATAGAATATTTTTAGAGTCGTTATATAATGATTCGTCAGATCCTGCGGCTCCTGAAATAATTGGGCCAATTAAAAATGTTATAAACAATACTCTTAAAAATGACAAAATCATCTATGAAGATCTAAATGCTTCAACTTTCAGAGTCGAAGAACTCTCTTCTCAAACTAGTGATTTTTATTCCACAATATATTCTAAATATAATTTTTTTATTCCAAATTATGAAAATAAAATATCTTCGGATGTTATTCCAGAAGAAGTTTTGCCAAATTATTATGTAGTAAATCTTGCTCTTTCTAAAGATATATTAAATTCTATAAGTCAGGATGATTACGACGGTTCTGCTGAGATGGGGCAAAACTCTCCGTATCAAGATTTTTTTTCTAAATTTGATAGATTTATCACGCTTGATAAAAATATATTATTAAATAATACAGTTAATTTAATTTTTGGTCTTGTTTTAGTGGCATACTGTGAGCAATATGCAAAGGTTTATGATAATGTTTCTATAGATTTTATAGAAACTGCTAAAAAAAGATTTGGTTCAATTTTAGCAAATATTTCTAATAAAGAAATTCTTGACAAAATCAATCAATATAAAGATTCTTATCCATTTTATTTAAATATTGTATGGACTACGGAAACTGTTTCTCCGTTTCTTGAGTTTTTAAAATTGGCCGGAATATCTTTGAATTCGTTGCAAGAATTTATAAATCAAAAAATATTGTTAGATTTAAATTCAAACAGTGCGCAATCAGAGTTGGTAAATTTTATTGATTTACAGATAAATTCCAGTGGAGTTAAACTTTCTGAAAATAATAATAATTTATATGCATATGACGCAGGAGATTGGATTAATAACTTTATTAATGATATATTAAATGATTCGGTGTCTCATCAAGATACTGTAGAACATGTTACAACTGTAACAACAAGTCCGATGATGGGCGGGTTCAATGGAACTTTTAACGGAGATAATGCGGGATTTAATAATAATTTGCCGGCATTATCTCCTCCAGTTAACATCGTTGACGATTCGAATTCTTTATCTACTCTTTTGAACACAATAGTAGCAAAGCCGGCGCTAGATCAGTTAATTTTACGAAATTATAGAACATATAAAGACATCTTAGATGGGCAATTGGCAAAAACCGAAATTTTATTTTATAAAATTGAAAAATTAATGGATGAAGGCGCTACTCTTTTGCAGACGTTTTATATTCCAAATATTCCAGGCGTAGACATTCAGAATTATGTTGATACGCAGGTAAAATATGGAAAAGAGTATGTGTACAAAATTTATGCATATACAATAATTTATGGAACAAGGTATTTTTATAAAACAAGAACAGATTTGGCTCCTGCGCCCGTTGTTGCCGAGATTAATTCTGGAAACACTCTCGCTCCTGCGCCCGCATCTGCGGTTGTAATTGATCCTATTGCTACGCCATCAATGCCTGTCGGAACAAATGATTCTGGAACCAACACCGACTTTGGAAGTTCTACAGATCAGGAGATCTCCTTTAATGCAGTAGAAAATTCGCAATCTATTTTAAACAATCTTGATGGTCCGGTTGCTAAATCTGTTACGAATTTTGGAAATATAGAATTGCCAACTCCCCCCGTTGAATTGGAGGTAATAGCGAATCAAGATCAGGTTAATATAACATATATAAATCCATTTATATTTGATGTTTATTATTTTCCTGTTGTAAAATTGGTTGAATTAGATTATACAGATAGATTAAGGGGAGTTGTTATAGATTTTCCACCGACTCCACCAATTGCCGAATTTTTTCCAATAAAAGATTCGGGCGAAAAATTTAAAATTTCACTTTCTCCATCGTCTGGTGAAATAAGGCAGTTTCCCGAGATCATTTCACCAGACGACCGTTTGTTTTTTGATAAAATTATTTCTACTCAAAAAGCGGAAGATGGGAAGATAATCTTTAGATATGAGGGTGAAATATCTAAATATGAAATGTTTAGAATAGAGAATGAGCCAGAATCATATCTTTCGTTTTCTGAAGATCCAACGTCTAGGGTTAAATCTTTTTATAATACAGAAAATATTTTAATAGATGAATTTGTCGAGTCGAACAAAGATTATTACTACACATTCCGGTCTTATGATTTTCATAATCATTTTTCAAATCCATCTCCGGTTTATAAAGTAAGATTATATGAAAACGATGGTGTCGAATTTTTAGATGTGAGTGTTTTTGATTTTAGAGTAAAAGAAAAGATTTTTTCAAAAACATTTAAAAAATTTCTTAAAATAGATACTTCATTAGAACAAAAAGAATACTCATATTTAGATAATAGACTTGGACTTTTAGATGAATCGGTTTATAACAAAGAATTTATATTAAGAATTAAATCCAAACACACTGGAAAGTCTATAGATTTACATTTCACGTTTAATAAGCAAAATACAATTTAATAAATTAACTAATTAAGAGAGATTGGAGAGTATAAAATGGGTATAATTAATAATGATGGCGATATAGTTATAGATGTCGTTCTAACCGATGCCGGAAGACAAAGATTAGCTCGCGGCGATGGTTCTTTTAGAATAGTTAAATTTGCTCTTGGCGATTCTGAGATAAATTATTCAAATTATAATATTAACCATCCGTCCGGTTCTGCTTATTATGATCTCGACATTGTTTCCAGCCCCGTTTTCGAGGCATTTACCGATAACACATCTGCTATGAAATATAAACTCGTTTCTTACGCTAGAAATGATTTATTGTATTTACCAGTTGTCAAATTAAATTCCAGCCTTGGTCCTGGTGGCGGAACATATGGTGGTGCAGGTTATTACATTGTAACCTGTAATGAACAAACGATTACCTCCCTGGGGATTGGCGCAGGAATTATGGACGGACAAACCGCAGAAACGGCACAGAGAACTCCTGTCACCTTTGAACAGGGGCTAGATACGACAGAACTTTCTCCCAGACTGCAAATTCCAAATGATTTAAAGGAGACTCAATATTATATTCAAATCGATTCTCGCCTTGGGGAAATAATAACTCCACGCGGAACCGCTCAACAGGCCGAAGTTTCTTTTATAGACGATGATCAGCAGGCTTTATACCTCTTTTCTGTAGGCACTACGGGTGAATTTATCAGAGATATTACCGCAACAGACGGCTCATCTGCAATTGCCGGTCCTCGTGGGACCATGTTCCAGTTCTCGATTAGAGCAAATATCAACCTGAACACTTCGACATTCCTATTTAACAAAATAGGTTCTACGATAACAATAAATGCCGTTAATTATCAGTATATAGATACTAGAGTAAGAATAATAGGCGGAACAACTGGATTCTCTGTCGATCTTCCAGTAAGATTCTTAAGAAAGGTTTAATAGGAGTTTAAAAAATGCCATCAGTTTTTAAGTACATCACAGACGATAAAATTTCTACAATACAAAATAAACTATATGAAAGTGTTCCTATTACTGGGACTTATGTTTCTGGAACATACAATGATGCTAATGTTAAAAATTATACACACGACAGATTCCAAAGTGTTTTCGATTATCCATATTTAAGTTCATCTGCAAATCCGATTTTTGATATTAGCGTTGGATATTCAAATCAATCATCTATGTCGTCTTCGGCAAACACTCTCAACAAAGAGAAAATATTAAATTATACACAGTTTGCACAGATTTTTAATGGATTTGATGCAACTGGAACAATTTTACGATTCGATGAAGATGGTGATTTTTCTGGCGGGACAAAGCTTAACGAATGTATCTTTGTAATGTTCTCTAGATTACTTGTAAAAGATGGCATTAAAAAGGGCTCATTTAGCGCCACCTTTTTAACAGGCAATACATGGGCAGCTCCTCACGGCAGAGAGGAAATAAATGATTTACACGCTACTTCTAGCTATTTTGTAAACTCGCCAGTGGGAGAGTGGTCGTATCTATCTGGTTCAACAAAGGGAAAGGTTGGAGCCATTTTCTATGGACCTGGATTGATTGTTTTGACAGCCAGCATCTTTACGTCAACCGCAGACTCAACACAGCAACCAATCTTTTTCAGTAATTCACTAGCTCAAGCGCAAACCGTTAACGACTGTCTTACTGGGTCCGCAATTTCTTCGTCGGCAAATGGCCTCAGAAGAAGGTGGGTTAACTGTAACTTTGTTAATACAACTGAATTAAATTCTCAAATGATTTTTGTGGACATTGGCTCAAATGAATTTAATTACAGTTCAAATCCAACTTACTTATCTGGTTCGAAAATAGTAGTCAAAACAGATCCAACTGATATACCTATTACATACATAACCGAAGTCGGACTTTATTCAGGAGATAGTGAATTATTGGCCGTCGCTAAACTATCAGAACCAATTAAAAATCAAGCTGGATCAGCTTTATCACTCAGAATCAGGCAAGATTTTTGATTTTCACTAAATATAGACCAAGTTCATTTCTTGTTTGAAATTTAAAATATCGTACTACTTAGTTATTGAAAGGCTGTTAAAGCTGATTATCATGAAACTAGGTGGTGTAATATGTATACAAAAAAATGTATAATTTGTGATAAATCTTTTGAAGCAAAGGTTGATCATAAAATAACTTGCTCTACTGAGTGCAGAAAAGTTCATCAAAAACAAATATCTTTAAATCATTACTACAAGGATAAGGAAAAGTTTGATGGAAAATGTTTGTTTTGCAAAAATGAGATCAAAGACTCTTCTGGTCAAGCTAGATATTGCTCTGTAACTTGCAAAAATAAGGCTAAATATGAACGAACAGAGTTTCATAAGATTTGCAAGAGTTGTAATAAAGAGTTTATAACAAAAGAGAATCGAACAGAATATTGTTCATCAAAATGCTTCTTGTCTACGTCAGAAATTCATCAAAAACACGATGATGTTGAATTAGTGTGTATACAATGTAATGAAAAATTTACAGCTCCATATATTCATAGAAATCAGATTGTATGCTCTTATTCGTGCAGAACGAAATATAATAATTCAAAAAGAGATGTTGAAAAGGTTGGAAAGAAAATATCAGAATCTCAAAAATTTAGATTTAAAAATGGAGCAATACCTTCGTGGAAAGATCGTCAACACTCTCAAGAGACGAAAGATAAAATTTCAAAAAATCATATTGAAAACGAAACTTTCAAGGGAGCAAATAATCCAATGTTTGGGAGAACTCACTCTCTAGAAGCAAGAGAAAAGATTTCTCAAGCAGTTTCAAAGTCTATAATAGATGGAGTAAATAAAAGATGGTTTAAAAAAGGGAAATATTTTTCTGTAAAATTAAATAAAGAAATATATTTTCAAAGTTCTTGGGAAAAAGATTTCTTTTTAAAATTAGATAATGATATTTTTATTTTAACATATTTGCCACAGCCATTTTCGATTAAATATGAATACTTCGGTAAACGAAGATACATCCCAGATCTATTTATTACTTACAAAACAGGTGAACAAAAAATAGTTGAAATTAAACCTAGTTTCTTTTTAGAAGCAGAAATTAACAAAGCAAAATTCGCAGCGGCAAAAAAATACTGCGAAGAGAAGGGTTTTATTTTCGAAGTTTGGACAGAGCAATCAAATCCCTATATCAATACTATTTAATAACACTATTTAAATGGGGAACCAAAGAATGACAACTGAAACTTCTACTTCTAAAGATAAGGTATTTAAAACAGTTTCGTGGATTTTACTTTCTTTGGTTCCAGTTTTAGTTGTTGCTGTTATTGGTATATTTTCATATGGAATGAATACACAGGAATATATTGATAAGATTGAAGTTGTTGATGATGATTTTTCTAAATTAAAACCAGAAATTGAAAAAGATAAATTAGATATTGTTAGATTAACATCTGATTTAACTGAAGTTAAAAAAACTTTTGATAACAGCAACGCCGAACTTAAATCTCTTAAAGATGATGCTACTAAAATTGATAAAAATGTCACAAGGTTAATAACGTTATTTGAAGAAACTGAGAAAAAATCAAAAGAACAGAGAGCTGAGCAGCTAGAATGGATGCATAGAATAGAAGATAGATTAAATGGACGCCGATAAATGTTTTTTGAATTTAATGAAAATGATATTTTTAGACAAACTATCGTTACCTATCCATCGAATAACTTTATGTTTCTATTGGATGATGATGGTGAATTTAAGATATTTTTAAATAATCCTCTTACATCTGGATCGGCCGCTTCTATTCGAACTGATTCATTTAATTTAACAGAGATAAATGTTGACAGAACTGGAAGTCAAGTTGTTTATCCATTTATTGATAAAGTTGCTAGTCAGTTTTGGTTAGCCGGAATGGATAGCTCATCTTTTCACTCAACAATTTGGGGCGGAGCTATAACTGGATCGTATTTAGAATATAAAACAATTTTTAGAGATTTTATAACAGACAATACTCATTTTGCGTATAAATCTCTAAAAAATATATGGAATTCATATAATAAATTAAGTAGCGATTTTAATTTTGATAATTTCCCAACTGGCTCAAGTGTTCTTTTTATACCAAGACAATATTGTCAAAGTTCTATCAAGAAAGGTAGTGTTGTAGCATCTGTTTACATCAATAATCAAGTGGGCGCATCTAATACTGTTAGCATACACAAGGCTCAAGATATTTATAAAGACGGTATACTGAGAATCGTCCAAGATGGATTGCCGGCAGACAATCAATATTCAACAATCGGAAATAAAGTTGGATATGTGCTATATGATCATGGCATTGTCCTCTTTCACTCTGGAGCAATTCATAAATACGATGCTGTTGCGCTACAAGAATCAATAAAAATATCTCCTAAGAATTTTGAATGGTCCTCTGGGTCGGACAATGTTTATAATTGGAAATGGTTTAGTGATAGATATTTTTGCAATAAAGAAGAGAGTTTAGCTTTTTGTTCTTTAGAATTTCAAGGGACAAATAAAATTGAAAATATTACAATGATGTGTCATGCGCGGAAGGGCGAAATTAATACGTCGCTTAACCCAACTTCGGTTGCTAGAGATTCAGAAATTTTCGCAACTCAATCGCTCCCGTTTAATTTTTCTGAGAATCCACGGATTCAAATAAATAATATAATTTCTTCTTCTCATAATGTTTCTGAGGAATTCCAGAAACAAGTTTATATTTCAAAAGTGTATATTTATGATAAAGATAGAAAATTATTAGGAGTTGCAAAATTAGCAAATCCAATTTCAAAACTTGAAAATAGTGATTATACTTTCAAAATTGGTCTGGATCTTTAAAAGATGAAAATTTCTAAAAAATATATTGAAAATATAATAGAAAATCAACTTCGAATAATATCCGAAGATAGAGACACTTTTACTTTAGAAAAATCATCAGAAGATGCAAAGATTATCCTTATTGCTTCTGAATTTTTTAAAAAGATTTTTTTAACTATTTTAGAAAAAATAAAAGCAGAATCACATCAGACAAAAAAGAACAACCATATAAGATTTATAGAACAACTTTTTTCATCACAAAATTATGAAAATATAATAAATTCTATACAGTCAATAACCGGAACCAATTCATCTATTTTATTAGCAAAAAAGAGATTGGATGCAGGTAATAGATTTTTAAAAAATTACGAAAACGCAATAAAACAATTATTTGCGAAAGATGTTCAAGGTGGTCCTGACAGAGTTAAAAAGGTAACAGAGTTAACTCAAGATTTTATAAAAAATGCTAGTAACTTTACAAAATATCTAGATGAAGTTATAGTTTCGGTTAGAAAACTTTTTAATTATTCTGGAAACAATTCTGATGTTTCAAATGATTTTATACCAAAAGATATATTAGAATCAATTTCATTTTTTGAAAAAGTTGGATTTCAATATTTGTCAGAAATAGAATTATTATTTCAAAAATTTCTTTCTATCAAAAAAGATATTATTGAATCGGAGAAAAAGTGGGAACAATATCCTGCCCTGGCACCACAAACTGCCGCACGAGATATTGTTATGCAAGGCAAAAATGCCAAACAAAAGGCTAAAGAAGAGGTTGCTGGAAAGGTTGACATGTCTCATTATAATGATTATGATAAATATGCTAACATGCTTACTGGTCATATGTCCCCAGAATTTCATCAACCAACGCCATTAAAGTTTGATATTAAAAAGTTTTTAAATGCTTTATATGGCGCAAGAGAAAAAAATAATATTCCAGACAATTACTCAAAAATGGATACATTTATGAGACATATTTTGGATTTAAAAAATCCAAACATTAGAGAGTCTTTAAATAAGGGTCAAACTATTGATTATGGTGGATTACAGTTTAC